TTTTTGCCAATAAAATTCTTAATATAAACAGATATATCTATCCCTAAATTGACTGCATTTAATTTTACTGCTGAAAATTGATTATCAAAAGTTACAGATCCCGGAAGAACCATGGATCCTTCTTTAAAAATATTACCACCAAAAGACTCTACTTGATTTTGTAAAATAGATTGAAGAGTTGTTAGTTCTCTAGCCTGAACTGGAAATCCTGGTTTGAATAAAACTTTATAAAAGTTTTTATCGCCATCAAAATCATCATAATATGGGCTGATATTTAAGTCGGTTTTTTGTGCCATCTTTTTTTAGAATTCCAGGATAATTTTAATGTCTTCTTTCTGTCTAGAGTCTCTCTCAACAGCGGGTCGATTATCGATATAAATTATGGTGCCCGTCTTTTTATTTATCTGTGGATCTGCAAGTCCATCTGTAAAATTGACACCTAAATTAATTTGCTTATTATTTACAACTACAACACTACCATCTAAATCGGTATTAACAGTACCAGTACCACCAGAAACTGAAAAGTTGATATTACCAGTATTATTAAAAGGTGTTATATTTTTTAAATTATTATTGGATGATTGATCTAATTTATTACCAAAACATAAAGATCTATCTTGATAATATTTCAAAACTTTGGTATCTTTATCAAATGATGCTACATATCCTTTTGCAACAATATCATTGTCTTGATTTTGAGTTATTTCCTCACCAATATTTACATCTCTAGATTCTGATAATCCGATACCAGAAAGAGATGAAAATGTACTTTCAGTAAAAGTTACTCCTGCTCCGGAAAATGTCTCTGGATTTTTTATAATACCAACTTGTGAAAATACTGTATCTATTGGAAAATCTTTAGTAGAATCATCAAATCTAGCATACATTAATACTTTATCTGTACCCAATTCTTCGTAGATGTTGTAACCATGACCTTTTGCTGGTGGTATAATTGGTATTAATTTTGAACCCGAACCAGATTTGTTTCTAAGATCTACAACTCCATAAGTGTATCCTTTTCCGCCATTTGTAACAACAACATCTATTATTACTCCGGAACTATCTACTGTAATAGAAACCTCTCCACCACTACCATCGCCTACAATAGCTGCAGTTGTGCCATTACTATATGCAGTACCTCCTTCTTCAATATATACTGTTTTTATTTGATTGTCATTAGTATCAGAGTCTCCTCCTTCTCTAACGGTTTGAATACTAGAATCCGTTGTAGTTGACCAATCATTAGGAACTGTAATGTATTCTGTAGAATCAAATTTAATTACGTCTGATGGAGAAATACTGAATAGATATTTCCATCTATAACCATCAGAAAATGTAACTGGTTCTACATCAGTTTGTGTTGGTTCTATTGCTGACCCGGTTACGGTAGGATTAACTCCAAAAGAACCATTATCTAAACAAATATAAACTTTAAACTCACTCGTAATAATATAATAATTTGCATCATATAATCTTACCGTTTTGGATACAGGTGCTTCATTTCCTTGACGATAATCATGCCTATACATGTCATAAGGAGTATTTGCAATCCAATCAACTTTCCTTATAACTCTTCTAGCATTTTCTGTGGTAATTTTCTTACCAAATAAACAAGTATCTCTATAGTGAGATAAGTATTGAAAGTTATCTACAGGATTATTAGTTGTACTTGTATCCCAATTAGTGGTTCTTCCAAATCCAACTGAAGTTGGATTTGATAACCCTAAGAAAGCATAATAAGAATTATTACTGATAGACTCTACAAAAGAACCAGCATTCAATATTCTAAATTGATCTGTTACGAATGCGGACATATTAATTGTTTTTTATATATTTATAATACAATTTTAGTTTTCAATTTTGGGTAATGCTCCAGTTTGTCTAATACCAATACCCCTTCTTTGGATTGTTGGATATGTTGTTAATCCAGATACGGTATTTCCAGTAACTCCGATTGATATTGGATTTGTTCCTCTTACTAATGTGCCTGTATCTGAAAATCTTCCCCATGAGTATTTTCCAACTGGATTAAGTATATTCCCAGTTGTTACGAGACCAACTATGTTAGAATTTGAATCTACATTACAAGTTAAAATTCCTACTGTGGTACTATTAGACCAATCAGAAATATAATAAACATTATCTAGGAAAGTTGTTCCAATTCCAACAACCGCAGAATTTGAATTATCAATTGAGGTAACTCCACTACCAATTTGAGTATCATAGATATAAATTGGATAACCTGTTGATAATCCAGAGAATTCATTACTATCAATTACTGTAAATTGAAGTGCTAAGGGGACACCAATTCCAGATGTTGTTGTAATACCAGTTACAATTCCAGAGAAACCTTCAATAAAACCAAATCCTGTGATTTTTTCGATGTTTAGATTTGGTGTTTCTGCAAATATTGTGGGAGCCACTGTGTATCCAGATCCAGGATTAGTAATTGTAGTTCCAGTAACTACTCCATTAGTAATAGATGCCGTTGCTGTTGCGGTTGTTCCTACACCTAATGGAGAAGTAAACTTCAATTCTATGGTAGTTTGATCTGACAAATACCCAAAACCTGAATTAGTAGTAGTTATACTGCTAACTGTAGTTCCAATACCAATTGAAGCAGTAAATAAAGCAGTGACCGGATTAGTATCTTCTATAATAACCGCATCAAAAGGAGTGGAAGAATCGGTATATCCATTAGAAGATTCATATTTAAATAATTCTACATTATCGACAAATATTTCAGTGTCTGTTGTAGATACATCTTTAATAATTTTTGCGGTTGGGAAGATTAAAGGTTCTAATACATCTCTTGATTTATAAACATATTGACCATTAATTTTCTTATCAGTTTTTTGCTTTGTCCAAGTTAGTGGTTTGTTGTTAGTCTCATCAACACCTAATCCAGAATATCTATTAGTTTCAAATTTATCAGAAGTAGTTATGTTATAAACTGTTCTTTCATCTTGTGTTATTGTATCTGGATAAATGTTGTTACTTATGACTTGAACAATATCTCCAGTTTCTATGGTTGGTATGATTCCATCTATGATTGTAGAATCTGTTCCATCAACACCCTTATAGAAATAGATTTCAATTTCATCTTGAGGTAGTGGTGCTCTTGTAAAGACAAATGATGTTCCACCTTCAAAAATGTAATTTTCTACTGGTTTTTGTAATACTCCATTAACAAAAATTATAAGAACATTATTGATATTTTTCTCAATTGCAGAATCTGATTCAGGTTCAAAACTCAAAAGTGCTGAATTATAATTAAGTGGGAATCTAACTCTTGATCCATCCTGTAAGTTTTGAATTGAATCGATATAATCAAGTTCTCCGAATTCCCAAGCAGCAAAATTATCAGAGTAAGTATCAATCACTGTAATCTCAAAATCTGATAATGGAGAAGATAAGAAACCATCAGTAACTAATCCAACAGGTTTAAATACATCACCTCTTCTGAAATTATATCCCGGTCTTGAGAATTTAACTTCACTTACTTCAAATAAAGTAGATCCTATTCCCGTAGATCCACTAACTTTTAAATCTAATAATAATCCATCACCCGTATCAGTTGTTGCTCCAATTCCTAACCTAGAAACACCAATTATTGGTAGATTGCTATATGATGGATCAGAAACAAATATTTCGGGATTACTATAATTAGTTCCACCACTAACAACGTTGAACGATAGAGTTCCTCCAACACCAATATTTGCCGTAATTGTTGCTACATCACCAGAATGTCCATCTTCATATACAGTTACTCCGATAGAAACTAATCCATTATATCCAGAACCTTGTCCTGTTGTTCCTAACCCTACAGATACAATAGAACCTCCTGCACCAACAACAGCAGTCACAGAAGCACCTACAAGTGGTGCAAATCCAAGTCCAGGTGTGGATCCATACGAAACTATAATTCCACCTCTTGGAACTTCATTTACATTGACATCATAGTCGGAAACGACATATTGAAGAGGATCATCTGGTCTGGTAATACCTGAGAATTCTAAGGTTGTTATTCCTACATTAGTGTCTTCTAAAATTTCATAATTGAATCTTGAAGGATTATTATCAGTTTTGGGTGATTGATAAATGTTATTTACGAAAACAAGACCACTTGAACCTTCTGTACCAATTCCTGTAGTATTAGCACCTCCAACTTTTAGAGTAAATGTTCTTCCAATTCCAGTAAATTCGTCGGACAAATCATCATAAATTTTATTATTTTCATAATTAGATTTTAAAAACACTCTGCCAGTAAATGATGAGGTTTCAAAATCTAGATTATTTTTTGTTTTTAAAATTTGAGGATTACCTCTTGGTGCTTCCGCAAAATATATTTCACTATCTTCAATATTAAACGAACCTTTATAAATTCTTACTAAGGTAGAATCTGTATGAGTTGATGCAGAAGAACCCACAAATCCTCTCTTAACCTCAACTAAATTTATATTTCCACTATTTGTAATTGGTCCCACATTTGTTGTTCCTAAACCAACATTAGTAATACCCATATATTCTTCATCAACTTTCAATATATCTGTTGGGTTTATTGTCGAAATTCCACTTAGTGATACAAAACTTGTACTATTGCTTATAGAACCACCAATATTTCCACTCAAAGTATGTGTAATCTTAGTAGGTGCTAATGGGTATTGAACCAATTCATCAACAGTTAAGATACACTTACTATTTCTTTCCTTCATAGTGAATCTATGAGCATTTCCTTCCCCAAGACCGGTAAAAGTTACTCCAGTTTCATTTGCAGCTGCTGTAGTTGTTATTGCTACTTTAAAAGTATTTTCAGTTAATTTGATAGCATATACTGTTGATGGTAATTCTCCACTAGAAGTAACCACTGCACTAGTTCCAACACCAACGATTGTAGAGTTTGGAGTATAAATTAATTCTTCACCAGTTACAAAGAAGTGATTTTGAATTGTAAATATTCCAGTAGATGCATCTAATGCAGATGAATTTGGATTAAATTTCTTTGAGAAAATTGGAATACCATTATCAGTTAATTCGAAATTATCTTTATTGATTCTACTAAGATTAATAGCATTATATAATTTTTCCTCTATACTTTCAGTTACAGCACCATAAGATAAATCTAAAGGTTCATTAACAATATCTAATTCAGAATAGAATGATTTGCTGAATACTTCAATATCAATTTGACCTGTTTGATTTGAATCCGGGTAGAATTTAAGTCTTAAATCACTTCCGGATATTTCTCCACCAAATGTTCCAATACCAGAAGCATCATCTAAAATATCATCATTAGATACTGAAAGGAACGGTAATTGTTCAGTATAAACATTAGATCCTTCATCAATCATCATAACCTGATGAAGTGCTTTTGTGGAACCTATACTGACTTGAATTAAAGATTTTGATGCATTAAATAAAGATCTATCTAAGGATTGAATTGTTGTAGAAGAAGCACCTACTGTAGAGTAATACCCAGAATCGTAAATTATACTTCTTTCCTGGCCATCAAATTGATCAGAAGATTTAAATCTGTATGTACCAATTCCAGTAGATGTTGTACCAAATCCGACAATATTAGTTCTTATCTTGAGTTCATCGGAAGAAGTATTTTCATGTAATAGTGATAAAACACCACCTCCAGAGGTGCAAGTGAATATACCTATTTGATTTCCTGTCGAAGAACTTAGAACATCATCATCAATATAATATTCTGACATGTAAGAATTTGTTCCATCAATAGAAACATACAATCTCACATAATTCATATCATTAGTAACTGTATTAGTTACCTGTGCATTAACATAAAGAGATTCAAAATCATTAGAATTTAAAGAAATGATTGTTGTAGTTCCAATTCCTACATTAGTATTTTCTGCAACCACAGAACCTGTCAAATTGACAAAACCTATAGACTGTATTCCAACTCCAGATACATCTGTATTAAATATTTGCTTAATTACTTTTAGGTCGTAATTTGTATTAAATGCATCATTGGGAACAAATCGTAAGAAAGTTTTTTCAGTTTCGTCTGTAAATAAGTCAAAAATACCGTAATTAAATTCTTGTCCTGAAACAGACTCATTTTCAACAATGACTGCTTCTAATTCATTTTTTAAGATAGTAACATCTGTTAACTGAAGTTCATTACCATCTTCACTAGACACTCTCATTAGATAATTGAAATATGTTCTATTATCAAGTTCGTCTACCAATAAAAATTCTGTAGATTCAGATTCTGAATTAGAGAACTGTTTTTGGAGGTCATCAACTGTCAATACATTAAGATTTTTTAATTCTGTGTAATTTGTAAGTTTTTTACTTTTCAATTTTAAGAATTTTGATTTTGAATCTGCAACATCAATATCAATAACGTTATCAAAATTATTGATAGTATCTACTCTCTTCTCGTCAATTACATCATAAATTATAGTAATTCCTTCGTTAGAAGTAGATAAACCTGCACTTGTATTTGAAGTTATTCCAGTATTTGCAAAATTCTTTAATCCACTTGTATGAACTAAACTTTCTACTGGAGATTGCTGATCTTTATATGTTACTGAACTCTTTACGGAATATGATAAATTTTGATAATAGTCATTATCTGGAGTAACTTGAAAATCTTCACTTAATTTTCCAGTTTCTGTATCCCATCCAATATTTTTTAGATTAGAATAACCAACATTAAGAGTTCCTTCATTTAAACTTAAAGAACTGATTGTAGCAACATTACCAGATTCATTTCCTGTAATAATTTCACCTACTGATAACTCATATGTTCCTAAAACTTTTAAGGAATCTACATCACTTCCTGTAACTTTTAAATCTATTATTACATTATTTGAAGATAAGGTCTCTCCAATCAAAAATTTGGTTGGTTCTTGAACTACCTTAAAAGTAGGGTAATCATTTTTATTGATTATAACACCACTAAAATCTTGAATTGTTTTTGCAATGCCAGTGTTTGTAGTAAATTCTTCTATATTAATTGTTACTTTATCATTAATTCCTGAAACGGAATCGTAATTAGTTACTTTAAAGAATCTGTATCCATAATCAGAAGAATTGAATCCATCCCCACCAGAACTAAATTTCGAAACACCTTCAATGAATACTTCATCTCCATCAGCAAATGGGGGAGTATTAAAAGTATTTCCGATACCAGGAGTTGATATGATACAAGTGAAAATGCCCGTATTTGATGATTCTACCTTTTCAATCGCAACACCATTATTATTATTTGTCGCAAAAACTTCTACGGTGTCATCTGGTAAACCTTTTGGTTGTACTTTGATTTCTAGAGAAGAAATTGCAGATCCTGTTATTTTTGTTTCGATAAATCCAGAATTTATTACACTTCTAGTTTTTGAATTAATGAGAGTAATAAATGGTGGAGACACATAACCTTCTCCTCCCCTAATTATTGATATTTCACTCAGTGTATTCGAATCTTTTAATAAAATATTTGGAGAAACATTAACCTTGGGTCTTATAGTTTTATCGGAAGAATAAGTAAATCTATTATTGACAACTCTACTTTCTTTTATAGAACCTACATTTTTTGATTTTGCATTTACTACTAAATCTAATCCAGAAACAGAGTTTGTGGATTTTAAAGAAGGTAATTTTTTATAACCAGTTCCTGAAGATATAATACTTAAAGTTTTGACTGGGCCGGATGGAGAAGTTGATGTTGTTGAGTACTTTAATGTGTCACAATCGATTGAACCGTAAGAAAGTTTTTCTGGTTTTTTATTAATATTTACATCGAAAGTTGTTGCGGCCACACCACTAATAACAT